GTGCGGCAAGCATCATCAAAATGCCGGGCATCAGGTCAACCCATTTCCTGAAATGATCCACGAAGTCGCCGTGATCTTCACAATCGTCGCCATACCAAACGCCGCAAGCGTGCGCGAACCCGTAGTTCCAGCACCGGCCAGATAGAGCGTGTCAGTTGTGATAGCGATAGTCGTTGTCACAGCAGAAGCATTCACCACAACAAACGTTGTACCAATCTCAAACGCTGTCGCACTGTTTGCCGGAATCGTCAACGTCTGACCCGTAGTAGTGAAATAGACGTGCTTCCCGGCATCGCCAAGCGCCAGCGTGTACGATGCCGATTTCGACAACTGCGGCATACCCATGTATCCGGCCTGCGAAGCCGCAGTAGCGGCAACCGACGCACCGGGCGTGATGATCGGACCAGTGCCGAACACGTTCGCGCCGGAGCCGGTCTTATCTGAAATAACGCCCGCGAGTTGCGCAGACGTAGTGGCTGCAAACTGTGCCAACGTTCCAGCCGTAGTCGCCTTCGCCGCAAGATCAGCCACCAGTCCCGTAACGTCCGATTCAGCCAAAGCCGCTACAGACGAAAGAACACCGCCAGATGATGTTTTGACGAACCCCGCCGTGGTGAGTGGAGTAGTGACTGTTCCAGTGAACGTCGGAGATGCGGTAGGGGCTTTCGCTGCAAGATCGGTGACAAGCCCCGTCACCTGTGATTCAGATAGGGTGACAGGATCGCTGCCAGCAGCAGCATGGGACGCAGCGTGCGCCAGAGTTGACGACGGTGTACGCGCATCCGACAGGCGAGTATCGGAACCCAGTACAACCTCAGTTGAAGCGGCGTCACCTGTCGCGGGGACATTCTTTGCCGCGGCAGTACCCACGGCAGAAGCGGCAAGCCGCGAAGTATCCGTAGGATGCACATGATCTTCATGCGAAGCCGACGCCGACACGCCAGCCGTAGCCGTACCGTTGACGATTGGGGCAGCAGAACCGAGCGGAACCGCTGGACCCTGTGGACCCGTCGCGCCAGTCGCGCCGGTTGCTCCCGTTGCTCCCGTGTCTCCGCGCGGAATGGTGAGATCGAATACTGCAGCAGAGGTGGTTCCACTATTGACAACGGATGCAGCAGATCCGGGTGCACCCGTAGTGACAGTTCCGACTGAGATGGTTGCAGCAGCACCAGCAGCACCAGTAGCACCAGTAGCACCCGGCGTTCCATCCGCACCGGGCGGACCCTGCGGACCAATATCAGCCGACAGCACAACCCTGACAGTACTGGTATCATCAACGATGCTGATACGAGTCGTCATATAGTGACCTCCGGGCTGAGTGCGAACTTTCCTTCAAGAATCGGATACACGATCCCATTTGGTGCCACTAGTTCCAAATCGTAGCGGTGCGTACCGGGAACAATCCCGGCAAGTGTCGTTGCAGCAAAATAGATCGACACCGAACCGGCAACTCCACCAAGCGTGATGCCACTGGTATTGGTCAACGAGAGCAGCACCTTCGACGATCCAACATATGGTCGGATCTGCATTCGAGCGGTGTAACCCGTAAGGTTCCACAACACGCCATCATCGTCGATAGTGAATGCGAGCGTTTTCGTTGAACCCTGCCTAGCGCGAATATTCCAACGTACTGGTTCCATCAAATCCTCACAAGATAGTTACCGTAACCAGCCGCAATCAGAACATCCGCCGAAGCATCAGAGACAGTGTAGGAGTGTCCACCAATCCACACGTCGTCAGCCTCTGCAAGTTCATCCTCGGACGGGTAGCGGAACTCTAGGATGTCCTCGCCATAGCGGGCCACCGTGACGCCCTTCGCCTTGGTGAAGAACTGGAAGAGGCGTTCGTTGCCGATTGGCCCCTCATCGACCGTAGGGGTCGTGAATGTGTATGGCATGTAACCTCCCGTTACTCCAAGAAGGCCCACCCCCATTAAGGGGTGGACCAACTTGAGTCAACGGATCACGCGAAAGCGGAACCCGACTCGACACGCCACAGCGCCTCTTCGCGGTAACGAGCCTGCGCGAGCAGACCGTACCAACCGATGGGCTGGAAGCGGTTGAACGCATCGGTCATCGAACCGATAACGGTGTGCGGCTCAATGGCCACAGCCTCGGCGAGCGCCTGCTTGCCAGCGTACAGGGTCTTGTAGACCTTGTTCGTCGGCTGGAAGGTGATCGTACCCGAAACGGCGCCAGCGTTCGCAACCGACACGGTAAGGGTGAGACCGTCAGACGAAACCGAAACAACACGGGCCGAAGCACCAACGTTGGTGCCAGTCACAAGGTAACCGGCTTCGATCGTGCCACTCGTGGTTGCAGCAGTCAGCGTGATCGTGTACTGACCCGACGTACCAGCAGAACCACCAGTGTTCGTGAACGGACCGGCGCCAGTCGTGGCACCCTGATAATCCCAGTGCATGCGCGGGGTCTCGATGTAGAAGGAGCCTTCGTAAGCACCAATCTCACCGGCCCAAATCTTGCCCGCATCCGAGTAGACGTGCGGATCGCGCCAAGCGGCAGCGCCGGTCTCCGAGCGAAGATCCGCAGAAACATCCGGATGGATTCCAGCCCAGAAGTAGTTCGCCTTACGGGTGGAGACGGAAGCGCCACGCAACTTCGCGGTGATCTTGCGTGCGAGCGTCGAGGTGAGCAGGTCCGCATTGTCAACAGTTGCAACCGAAGTCGCATTGCCGCCGTACAGCACGTTCGTGCCACCAATGAGCACATTCGAGTACACCTTGTCGAGCGTGTCGCGCATGTTTCGCGCGAGCAGTTCGGCAGTCTCGGGCTTGACGTAAGCAACCTTGTCCAACCTGACGGTCGAGATTGCGGCCTTGCCGCGCTCCTGCAGGGTCATCGTCTTCAGAGTCGGGGTGCCGATCGCAACAGCGTCCGGATCCACAGTCTCCGACAGCGTGCCGGTATCGATGGACATGTCTGCCCACTGTTGCATGCTGATAACGTCGCCGGGATTGGTGAGTTTGGTCGGCTTCTTATCCGCCATGGCACGGAAAACCGGCTCGGACCGAAGTTCGAACTCGATAACCTTGTCATAGGCGTGCTGAAGAAGACCGGCACCACCCTTAGTACCGCCGAGCGAAGTGCTCGCGGTAGAAGTATAGGCGTTAGCCATAGTGTAGGTTTCCTAACCTAGAGAGTGGAATGAACTCACCCAAGTCGGTCCATAAGAGCATAAACTTCCTCGGGTGACTGCGCCGCATCGATCTGACTGTAGATGTCATCAATCTGCGACGGGCTGAGAGCATTATCTGTCGCATTATTCATGCGGCGGAAGACATCCTCATCGGGGTTTGGGGTACCCTGATGGGTGTCCCGCTTGATTCCGAAAACGTCTTCGTTCTCATCCAACCACGCCGTCACGGCATCCTTATCGGTAATTTCGGCTGGGATGAACTTGGCAATCTTCGGACTCACGCCCTCGGCTTCCAGAATCTGGCTCACCGTCTGAGTCCGGCGCTCGTTGCGAAGGGTCTGAAGTTCAGCCTCCCGCTCCTGTTCGCGCTTCTGTGCCTGACGCAACTGCTTACGCAACTGCTTTAGCAGGTCACTGCCCTGTGGCTTCTGCCGGGGTTCGAAGTCGAGATCATCCTCGTCATCCTCGAAATCCTCGTCGAAGTCGTTGGTGTACTGATTCTGGCTGTTCTTGCTCATCGCAAGACTCCCTTTTCTGTTAGACGCGCACCTCGAGGGACCAGTAGGGGTACTGGTGTCGGCTTGCACTAGCGGGCTTAACGCACCAACGGGGCCGCTCGATCCGTGGTGGAGTGGATGCCCAAGACTCGAACTTGGGTGTATGCCATTCATCCTATTCAGTTAGAAAGAACCGGCCCCACCGCTCGAAAGCGACGGAGTGCCGATACCAGAAGAACCAGCAAACGATGCCTGCTCCTGTTGTGTCAACTTCTTGCGACGCTCAGAGGCGAGACCCTTGAAGGCTTCACCCTCAAGTTCACCCTGAATGCCAGTCCCATTCTCGCCGTAGATGCTCGCAAGGTCAGTGAGACGCTGCGTGCCCTGCCTCGCATACTCAGCGCCAGCCTGCGCCTGTTGACGGGTGACACCCATCGCGGCAAGATCCTGTGCACCAAGAGCGGATTGAAGGCCACGTACGGTAAACTCTGTGCTCACCTCAGCGGTTGCAATCTTGCGCTGCAGTGAGGCCGCACCCTCCTTGCCCGTAAGCATGGCGGCTGCGAAGTCTGCAGCAGTCAGATTGCCCAACTCGCCGAGACGCTGCATCTCATCCTTAAGCGCTTGGTCGGCGTTCTTGATGCGACCGTACACGTTCACCACACGGTCCTGCAGTTCCGCAATCGAAACCACACCACCGATCAGTGCAGCAAAATTGCCTCGCGTGGCGATGTCGCCAAGTCCCGCAGATGCGAGATATTCTGCAGCCGTCTTCTCATACGCGAGGTATTCGGCGGGATTCAGTTCGGGAAGGCCAGCAGCCTTCAGGCCGATGTTGCCCTTGAACCGCTCGATGTAGAATGGCTGCTTGCGAATGTTCAGCATGATCGCTGCGGATGGAGTATCGTTGATGAGTTCACTATCAACGAAACTCATCAGGGATTTGATCGTATCAGCATCGCGTACGGGATCGAAGAACGTGGATAGCCACGCCTCAAGTTCTGCCCGCGCTTCCCTCTTGGCGGAAGTATCGGCGACGGTTGGCGTGTCACCGCCTCCACCGCCTCCACCGCCTCCACCACCGCCGCTATCGCCAGCAGTATCGAGTGCGGTCTGCGTCTTGTCCAGCGCGCCCTGCAGCGCATCCAGACCCTTGTTGAAACCCGTCAGATTCGCGTAGAACTGATTCCAGTTGTAGATGATGCCACCAGTAGTGGGTGCAACACCAGACGCATTCAGCGTATCAACCTTCGCTTGAGCCTGCTGGGTCTGCTTCTGAAGTGCGGTATCCGCCATCACACACCAGCCCCAAACATGCTCATAATGTCCTTCGTCAACGAAGCGTACTCATCCTTGGCATTACGCGTGTACTGCCAGCGCTTGTCCTGCTTCGCCGCCTTGCGCAGATCAGTCAACGACATGACACTCTTGCTGTCAGCGCCAGAAAATAGCGCCCTCTGCAACAATGGGTCGATGCCGTTTCCGTCGCGCGTGATGTCAACAGACTCCGGATCCACTTCTAGGATCGAAGAAAGCATCTGCTTGTACGGGTACAGGATGTTGTCCACGGACTCGCCAGCCTTGATGCGGTCAGCGAACTGAGGCCACATCTGGATAGCATTCTTCTGCACACCCTGCTTGATGGTCTCCTCGGTGATGTGACCATTCAGCATCTTGGACGTGTACTCACCCATCGACTTGTCATCAACCGGAAGGCCCATAGATCGGTAGTATGCACGGATGGTCGTCTCAGACGTACCAACCTTGCCACCAAGTTCAGTGGCTTTGATGTCGGAGAACGCTCGAGACGTGGCCTTCTGAATGCTGCTCTGCCAGTCCATGAAATGGTTTTCCAGAAGATCCTGCACCACGGCATCGATCTTCGTCTTGACCTCGACTGGATCCAGACCGAGTTCATTCACCACATGGTCCTCAACAGCAGAACGGATCTCCTCCGTCTTGTAGGCCATCTGCGCCTTGTTGCGCGGTGCCTTAGCGAATGTCTGGTACGCACGCTGGTTGGTGGTGGTGCTCGCATACCACGAGGAACGCTGTACCGCCTCTATGAAAGACTTCTGTCCCATCGCGGAGAGCGCCTGCTTGTTCCTCAGCGCACTCTGGAAGATGGCCAGCAGGCTGGGTTCCGACGAAATCAGGCGTGCGATGGGTCCATAGAACTCATCCATGTCCTTGAGTTCGGAAGGACTCAGCGCCTGTCCGGTTTGGATCTTCGGCTTCAGCGCATCAATCCGCGCCTTTAGCGTCTTGAGGCGCTTCTGTTCAGGTGTCAGTGCCATAATCACCCCATCGGGTTCTGAATCGCCTGCAGGAACGCGTCGTACAGGTTAGTGGAAGCCATCAAGGACTGTGACTCTGGGGACATTGCCAACTGGTTACGCACCATCTGCTGTGCAGACGCTTCAGTGAAACCCGTCTCAGACGTGGTGCTGTAGTTCTGACCGATGCGCGTCGTGGTACTTACGGAGGGCTTCTTCTTCGCTGCGGCTGTCAGTTTCTCAACCCACTGCTGCTGTTCTTGCTGCGACGGGTCGCGGCCCACCAACTGCTGGAACATATCAGTGATGAAAGCACCAGAGTTTTCGACATTGAAGCGCGTAGTCGTGGTAGTGGTCGAAGACTTCGAACCACCACCAAGTTTGCCAGCCTTCTTGTCCTCGAGAAGCATGTCCATCTCGGACACCGGCTTGAATCCACCAGTGTCACCACTGAGTGAACGAGTCCAGTTGCGCTGTGTCGCAAGACGCGCGTAGTTGAGGATAGACTTCGCAACCGTATCGGAGTACGCACCAGTGACGGGAAGACCGAGCGCCTTCTCCCACACCTTGATCGTATTCGACGGCATCTTCGTGATACGGTTCATCAGGTCGGTGGCCTGAATCACCTTGTCGGAAAGTTTCATCTGTGGCGAACCGAGACGATCGGTACCGGGATCCGGCAGCATGAAGACTTCAGCGCTGTTCTTATTCAGCAACTGACCAGTCTCGACGTTGAGCATCAGGCCAGAAGTGGGATCGTGCGCAAGCGACACACCAGAAGTCCACGGTGTGGTCATGCTGTTCGCCGGATCAGACATGCCGTATGTCGGAACAACCGTCATCGGCGGGGACTTCTCCACCGTATCGGTCTTCTTCGCGGCCTTTGCACGAACCGCGTGGTTCGCCTCATCGACATCCGACAGTGCGTTCTTCACCATGGCGGAGATGCTGCGCGCAGCGGTTGTCGGATCGACACCGCGACCGGCAGCAAGGATACCCTCGGGGTGGACCCTTGCGATCCTTGCTGCCGTCTCGGCAAACTTGTCACTCTGGAAATAGGCGACAATCTGGCTCTCCGGAATATATCCGGTCTTACCACCGGCATACACCTGATCCGGAATCAGACTCTCGGGAACGATTCGGAGTTCGGGCGCGAATAGCGAATACTGCGCCTGACCACCGAATACACCCTCGGTGAACATCCATTGACCGTTCACCTTGCGGATATTGAAGGGTGCTTTACCCGAAGTTGCCATGTTAGTCCAACAATCTCTTCAAAATGGTCTCATAGAACAGGACGGCGTTCGGATTAGATCCCGCAATCTTCGCCAACTCATCCAGAGCATCACTCTTGATGGTCTTCTTGGCATTCGATGCAGCATCCGTCTCAGCAAGAATGCTCTTCGCCTGATTATCCGCAATATTGAACACTCGGATCATCTTGCGGATCCGATTCGACGTGTCATCTGTCGGGATCATGCCAGAGTCGAGAGCCTGAGCCATGTTAGTGACCACATCGCGCTTCAACTGCGTGGTGCCGTCACGTTGCTCGAACACTCGCTTCAGGAACGGGTTCTCTTCCTTGATCCGACCGAGTTCTTCATCCATCTGCGCGCGAATGTTCGAAGAGTTCAACCCACCGGGGTCGTTCATCAATTTGTCTTCGTAACGCTTCTTGATGTCGTAGTAGCGGTTCTCAACAACAACGTTGGCAATCTCATCGAAATACTTGTCCACGTCCTTCGTCTTGATGAAGCCCTCCCGCTTCAAGAACGAGTAGGCATCCATGTCGAAGTTGTTAGCCTGCGGCATGAGGAACACTGCCGCTTCCTTGTACTTCTTGGCAAGATCGCGGTTCTTCTGGATCCACTCAACGGACTGGCGCGTCTTGCGGATGGTTGCGACAGTATCGGCCTCCGACTGCGACACCGTGTACACGAGACGACCGGGGTTGATCTTCGTCCACTTCACCATGGCGGTATTCCATGCGTCAATATTGCCCTTGTCGTACTCGGCCTGCACCATGTTCTGGAACTCCTGCTTGAATGGCTGAACACCAGCCTGCAACAGTTCCTTTGGAAGATCCTTGATCTCTGAGATCTGCGGAGAAACGAACGAGACCATGCCAAGCGTGTTGCGCATGAACACGATGCTTCGTGCTGTAGCCTTCACGCTTCGCTTGAACTCTTCACGCTCAGCAAGCGTCGAGTTGGAGCCCGGTGCCATACCATTCGCTGCGTAGTACGCCATAGCCTTCATGGTCGCGGATGCGATCTGTTCATCATCCTGACCCGTAGCAGCCATGCCAGCGGACCACGCGCGCTTCAGGGTGGAAGGAACAATCTGGCTGTACCACGACTGACCCTCAGCGTACTGACCAAACAGGCCCTGCGTGATTGATGCCCTGTACTCCTCCGGAATCAGACCCACGTTCTTCAGCGCGGCCCAACTCATTGACATGAGCGGACCGGCGAAGGTCGGAAGATTCGACTCAGGATCGAGTGATGGGGTCATCATCTTGATCTTGCCAGTGAGGGCAAGCGGCATGGGCCGCATGATCTCAACACCGAGATGCGTCAGAATGGTCGCATATGCGCTGTACATGATCTCGTCCACGGGGAACGTGAAATACTTGTCTCCGTCAGCATCCTCATGGATGAAACCCGTGTGGCCAAGACCCTCATTCGCCATGCGCATACGCAGCATCGCACCGGCACCCTGTTCGCGGAGTACGCGAAGTGAACGTCGGTAGAAGTCTTCGTTTGCACGGTAGTAGCGGGCGATGTTTCGGGCACCAAATGCGAGATTCGAGCGCACATTAGGGTTATCAACGAAGCCGATCACACGGTTGACCGCAAGATCCATGGAGAGTGTTGTGAATTTCTCCTTGGCGGTCTTCTCGGCGGCAGCCTTCGGCATGCCACCAGCAACCAACTTGCGCACCATCATGGCCTCTTGCGGCGCCATCTTCTCGCGGAAGTGAATGGCATACCCAAGAACGGCTGGTTCGCGTGAAAGCGTACCAACCTGACGGTCCATCACGGCGAAACCGTTGTCCAGCATCTCTTGAATCATGCTCCCGAAGTTCGGGAACCGCTTCACATCCTTGCCGTAGCCGAAAATCTCACGGCGCATGCCGTCAGACAATTCACTCACGTCCTCGAACGTCAAATTCCGTGCAGTGATATCACCCTCAACGCCGTAACCGCTAGGGCGCACCTTTGCCAGCAGGTCACTGTTGATCTCATCGAGGTCATTCGTGAACTGGTGACGCACGTGTACGTACATGTCGAACGCGTCACGCTGAATATCGGTGCCGTCGAGCGAAGAACGCTCCATCGACTTGTAGACCTTGGAGCCTTCTGCAGACTTCAGGTACTTCACGATTGAAGCGACTGCTTCTTTCGGGTTCTCCATGTGCATCACGGCGCGTCTGCCGATCTCGCCATTGCGGTCAACGACGTTAATCAACTGTATCGCAGCATTCGAGGTGTACGCAGCATCGCCACGGCTGATCTTTGTGGGATTGCCACCGATCTTGATGCCGTTACGACGCATATCTGCGCGCAGCGACTTGTGCGCGATGCCCAGCACGTTGCCGACATCGGTTCCCATGGCAGCGGTCGCGTTACTGGAAGCAACAGCGAAACCTTCACCCATGGCACGAACCTGCGTCCACTCCTCACGGTCAACAATGTCCTTCACGTACCGAGCGTACTTCTTGCCGTTCGGACCGGCAAACAGTGCCCTACCGAGGACGCTCTTCGTCAACTGCGTCTCGAGCAAGTGCGCCATGGCCTTCGGATTGGCCGCAGCCTCGCGCAACACATCCTCGGTGACACCCGTCGTGAGTAGCGGGCGCAGAATATGGCGTGCGCCCCAACCCACGTTCGTCATGCCGCGCGCCGTTTGATACTTCTTCAACGGATTCAACGTGGCCTGAGTGGCCGCGAGTTCCGGATTATCTAGCAGGCGCTTCGTGGTGCCGATCTGGTAGCCACGGATGGCGTGCATAGCAACCTGTACCGGCATGGTGAGTGCGCTGAACAGCGCCTCATCCATCACCGAACGGATACCAAGACGGGGGAGCAGGTTGAGTGCAGACCACGTATCGGTCAAAGCGTGATTCCTGCTACGCAGACCGAGCGCCCACGCCACCTTCACGTTGTCGCGTGCAGCAATCTTCACGATCTCGGGGATCGGGGGGATCGCCATCTGGTGCTTCAACTGATTGAGCGCGACAGCAGCGGGACGACCGGCGACTTCTCCGGGATTGTGATATCCACCCTTCAGGCCAGCAACCTCTGCCGTCTTGTCAGAGATGTACGCATTCATCGAGTACGACGCATCCTCGGCGCGCTTCATCAACTTCTTCATCTCGGCCCTGCCGAAATCGGTGGCGGTTGCGCCAGCCTTGTCAGCAATGGTTTCGATGAGGCCCTTCACGATGAGGCGTGACTCTGCTTCAGTCTCAGCACCAACGAAGTGCTTCGCAATGATCTGCGCCTGACGCTTGTTGAACACGAGACGCGCGAGCGTGTAGATGTCGCCCTCAGACTTGGCGCGCAGTTCGCGGCCCATGCTATCCCTGCCCCATGTGTAGACACTGTTGTCTACCATGGCGCGTTCGAACATGCGTCCAGCGCGACGGCCCCAATTCAAGACCGCCTTAGCCTCAGCATGTTCTGCAGCGTTCTGACCCTTGCCAATCATGAAGGCGGGGGTGTCATTGAAAATGGCGTTATCGAGCGCTTTGGTCTGCTTGTTGTAGCCGGTGAGTTCGTTCACGGCGGAAGAGATCTTGCCGCGCAGAACAGTGACATTCTTGTAGGACGGGATTGACTGCTGCATGGAACCAGACTGGCCACGCATGATTTTCATGTAGCCCTCTTGGTCACGCATCCAGCGCAGACCATCCTCAGCACTGTAGACCTTGTGCTCAATCAGGTGCTCAATGTCCTGCGAGTTGAAACGTGTCGGGAACTGTTCGATGTTCACGCGGGCAACGGCGCGCTTATGCGCATCCTTGGACTCGGCGGCGATCTTCACCTGAGCGCCCATCTCGTCCCACAACTTCTTCACCTCGGGACGAGCAAACGCGCCTTCCCAAGTAAACTTCTTCGCGGTCTGGGTTCCGATGGCACGATCGAGACCGGCAGCAATCTTGGCCAAGCCAACAGGTGCGCCAGCCTCGGCGGCGGAAAGACTCATGATGCCAAGTGCTGCCTTGCGGTAGGCGGTGAGGCCACCAGTGATCCACGTCATCGGATCGAATACAACATCGTATGCGAAGTCGGTGGCACCGGAAAGCAACTTGAACGCGGTACCCTCAACGCCCTGATCGGCCTTGCCGACATCGGGATCCAGACCGAACATGTGTGCGACGGAACGACCGAACGAGATGTGGGCTTGATCGAAGTCGCGGAGCGCCTGCACGCTCGTCTTGTCACCCTCGAGCATCTTGCGCATCGCAGCGAAGTCTCTCGGATCGCTCAGATCGGAGAGGATCTCGCCAATCGTGTCACCCATGGCGAGATGCTTTGCAATCTTGAACGTCGAAGGGTCGTATGCCTGACGGATAGCCTCTTCGTGATCCTGATCGAAGACTCGCTTACCGTCCTCGTTCTTCGACCACGTATCAAGCCACGACTCGTCAGCCTTGTGGGTGACAGCAGTGCGCCACACCTGACCGAGTTTATCAGTGTATCCCTCGAGACCGGCGGAGACGTTTCCGAGAACGGAACCCGCAAGGCCAACGGCCTTGTCGATGATGTTCCCGTTCGGCTTGTTGTAGACTGATTCGCCGAACAACTGCGTCAGGCCACGCTGTGTGGCACGGTCCAGTTTCGCGTACGCGTCAATCGCCTGATCCTCAGGCATCTTCATCAGTTGCTTATGGCGTGCAGAGATCACCGCAAGACCGTCAACCTGCTGCTTCGCTGCACCAGTGAGTCCCGCGGCATGCGATGCCACGATCAGGGGCGCAGATTCGCGGTAGAGCCAGTCTTGGTTCGCCATTACAGACCTCTCGATACCAGATATTCGTACAAATCGTTCAATTCACCCGTGGGGTCGAACTCGATGAGACCGCCAACGGTCTGCGAAAGCGTGTTAGCCCGCGCTTTGCTGGCAAGAACCTCGGGGCCACCGCCGGGACCGAACGGCAAACCGTGCGTGATTGGTTCGTCCGGTCGCTGCGTGGGATCCGTGAGACCAACAACGGGGGGAAGATTCATTGTCCGTGCCGTTGGCATAGATGGGGCCGCTGGGGCGGCAGCCATAGGTGCGGCTTGCTGTGTTTCCATCAGCGCCTTACCTTCACCATAGCCACCGCCACCAATGTAGCGTGCCGCCTGCGTGGGGCCACCATCCGTGCGACGCGACAAAGCGCCCGGTCCGCTTACGGGTGCCGGGTTGCTCGGTCGCTGGTATCCACCACGAGGCATTGTTTCTCCTTCAAGTATTCGTACTCACGGAACGCTGACGCGATTCCGAATGTGCGCTTAGCAACCTAATGGCGTGTCGCCAGCGTGGTTCCGTGCGTACGTCTTTGTCAGCCGCCCATGAGGCCAGCCAGAAGACTGGCCGCATTGGGCGGAGTTTGACCCGCTGGGGGAGCGGATGCGGGAGGCGCAGACGGTGCGGGTTGTCCCGCACTCATCGCAGATGGTTGCTCAACCGTCGCTCCAACCCCAGCGGGAACCTCGGGTGCAGGCGATGGAGCGAAAATGTCAGAGACCGCTTCCTCAATCGTCTTGCCTTCGGTTCGAGCCTTGATCGTCCGTGCAATCTTCTCCACCAGCCCAGCAGCGTCACCCTGACCAGTGGCTACCATCTGCGGTAGCGCCTGAGCAGACGCAGCAAGAGCCTTCGTGAGCGTATCACGGAGACCTTCAACATCGATGCGTTCCTGTTCGGTGGACACATTCATTGCCCACGGCAGTTCGCGCATGATGAAATCCTTCGACACCAGACCCGCCTGCAGAGCCTGCAGGGCGAAGATCAGTGCGCGGGACGGGTCAAGGCCGGCCATGAGACCATAGCGGGCCTGAACGTTCCAGTCACCGTTGATGTCTACTGCCGGATCGTACGTCAATTCGTACGGAGCATTGTTGTGCACACCTCGGGATGTCTTGCGTCCCTTGAAGTACACCTCATCCATTTCGAAGGCGATACCGACAGCCTCTTCCAGCACCTGCTGGAAGAGTTGCTGCGCTGCCTTCACCTGAGTGTCGAAGGATCCAAGCAGCGCCTGCACACCTTGACCTGTGATGATGTTCGCATCAAGCGTACCAGAACGGCCCTCAGGATAGCGGGAGCCGAGGCGCATCTCGTTGGAGAGCACCTGCTGTTCGGTGAACGCACCGGGTGGAAGTTCCAGACCTACCTTGCGGACAACCTGCGGATTGTTCGTCCGAATGATCGCGTCGGGGCCGTATGCAAAATCGTCCACATCGTTCGGGACGACAATAGGTGCCTGAACCGACTTTTCCACAGCCTCGAGAGCCAGCATTGAGAATCGTGCACGGGCCAACTGCACCCACAGTACATCATCGAACTGCCCCCGCGGGTTGGCGCGATTGAGGCCGGGACGACGAGCACAGACAACGGGTAGTCGGGAGAGACGATTCTCGATAGTCTCGAGGACCACGTTCTGCCGATCCGGCATGAAGAGGGTCGTCTGATCCTTGTCGTAGTACTTAACAAGACGGACCTCCTCCTCGTAGTCGGCAAGTTCACGTTCCTTGCCCTCCATGATCTTGCCCTCAAGATGAGGGTAGTCGATGAGGATCTCGTTGATTGTCTTCAGGTATGTCTTACTGTAGGAGACGAGACGCCCGAAACGATCATACTCGGGGTATGCTCCGGTAGGATCCTCGGCCCGCAGCATCGGCATCCTGCTGTCGAAGTCAGGCTCGACGATGATCGGCATGAATGCGTACGACAGGTACCAGTCTGCCGCCTCGTACATCTGCGTCTCCATGCGGGACTGGTAGATGTAGTTGTTGGCAATCTGGGTGCGCTTGTCGGCTGCCTTCTTCGAACGCTGCTTGTTCGCCTCGAGTGTCGGACAGTTGAACGACGGAAGCGGGGCCAGCAACTCGGAAAGGTCACGGGCCACCACATCCACAAAGTTTGCAATCATCGGTGCCGGAAGGCCCTCGGGGAACAGGTCAGGGTAGATCTCAATCATGCGACCTTCACGGACCGCGAGTACGCGACCCATGCGATCGTCGCGGTCTTGGTACTGACGCTTCAGCGCCTCATACTTTCGCGCGATCTGTTTCGATGACAAAGCCATATCTATCCTTGGTTAAGCGTAGTAGTTCACCGTCGCGTAGTCGTTCAAACTCACAGCGTACTGTTCGGAGACATTCTTGCGGGTGGCCCAGCGGTTCGCCACATGCGTCTGACGGTTCTTGTTCAAGTGCACAAGTTCCTTCGCACGCATCTCGCAAAACCACAACGCCATCAGAACGTCAGTCGGATTCTTGGTGTCGGGCTTCCATGTCAGCATCTGCTGGGTCAGGGCCTTCACGCCCTCGTTCTGGTTTGACGGAAGTTCCAGCAGGTTGTCCCCTGCGGCTTTGCCGTTCCGTTCACTGCCCAGCAGTGCGGCCATGGAGCCGACCCCATAGTTCGAGTCCCACTTGTTCTTACCCGTGAAGTGGGGTCGAAGTTTCACACCGTAGTTGGCCAGCCACTGCACCAGTTCAGTATCCAGCGCGTACGACTTCTGGTGGGCGTTGATCTCGATGATGCACTCCATCGGGGAATACTCGTGCACCCACTCCTCGATCTGTGCCCGAATCTTCTGCGGACTCGGATCCGCCATGTTCACGGCATTCAGCACAAGGCGCTTCCCGCTGCTACGATCCACAGCGTATGCGACAAAACCGGCCTTGCCCGTCATGGCCGGATCCATACCGATCAGGGTTACCCATGAACCCTTGTCCGGATGTCCATTTGCCCCAATGCGGAGAGGCCCCGGACGGCGAGAACTGTTTGTCGCACCAGACACCAGAATACGATTGAATATGGCATCGTCCTCAATGTCCTGCTGCTGATACACCAAGGCCCACGTAGATGCAGACACTTCCCCTCGACGGGTGTACAGAGCCGGACCATCCCACTTGTCGAATAGTCCGTTCTCGTCGGGTACTGCATCGTCTTCTTCACCCTCCCACGGTCGATCAGAGCGGGGCCACAGAGTGACCCAATCCTTGGGCGAGTTTGCAAACTCGAGCACGGCAGGCATCGCAAAATGGGTGAACGGGGTCTGACCGTTCGACCAGCGATCCTCGTTGCGGATCTCCTTGTAGAAGTCGATGGCATCTACGCGGGTGCCGATGATGACGATGCGGCCCATCTTTCCGACACGCGTAATGGCCATCTTCTGCAGCCATGTCATGTGCTTCTCGTACTCGTGGGCGTTCGTCGTATCCACCGCATCATCCACGAAGATGATGTCGGCACGGGTGCCGTAAATCTGCTGACCGATACCGAGCGCCTGCACGGTCGGATCCTTCGCATCCGAGTCACGCTTCAGATAGATGCGGGTCTGCGTCCACTGGTCGGAAGTCTCGCGGAAGCCACCATCGGGGGCGTAGGCCTGCTGCAACTTGACCCAGCGATCCTCAGTAAGCCGCTGCTTGATCGCGTAAAGGAACTCAGATGCGCGCGTCTGCGTCTTCGACACGATCGCAATCTTGATGTTCGGATTCATACAGATCAGGTAGGTGGCGTAGTTCACCGTGATGGTGGTACTCTTCGCATGCTCAGGCGGCACGTTGATGAGCAGACGCCTTGGGGAACCGGCAGAGTAGATCATGGACTCGTGCTTCCATGAAGGTTCCCGGCCCTCCAACACATCAATCCAGTTCTGCTGGTGTGGGAACACCCGCATGCCGAGAAACTCTTGGCTGAAGGTGGCAAAGTCGATGGCGTACTTGCCACCCTTCCCGGCGAGAGCCTCGGCCTCAATGCGGGCAATGTCGCGGGCATCCTCGAGATCCCGAACGAACTGCGGGTCGGAAAGCCAACGCTTCATCACCGCCTCGGTGCGGCCCGTGGCACGAATGGCAGCCTTCAGGTCCACGCCCTTCGCCACCAGATCGAGGGCCTGCTTCTTGTTCTCCCGCAAGCGTACCGCGAAGTGATGCTCCTCACCCTTAGCATACGTCATGAAGAAAACCTCGTCTTTACATAAGCGCGCCGAAGGCGCGCACAATTGCGACCCTCAAGGGTCGCCCAACCATCAGCCCGCAGGGCTGTGGATAACTCTAGTGGGCAGGCCTCAAAGCCTGCCAACCACAACCATCAACCACCACAATAGACCAGCACAGAACCACACGGCTCGCGTTCACGCTCACCGTACGTGCGCGCCCCAGCGCGCTTATACAGACCCATTACAATTTACTCTCCCATACTATATAAGGGCAAAAACCAACCCCCGTAACGCAACAATCCAAAAAAACTTTTTTTCGTACACGCTACCCCTACATAATCCACCACTAAAACCTTACACACACAATTTCTGAAACAGACTAACACACCTAGCCTCGCCGTGCTGGGAAAGCACCCGGGTCGAACGGTTTGAGTCGGAAAGGGACGAAACGGACAGTCTCTCTCTGGTGTGTGGTGTGTGATTATCGTACGGTTGGGGGGGGTGCGGGTATTGACTCTATTTCTGGGATGTGGGAGGATTCTCCTGTCAGCAAGCAACGGGTTTGCTGCACTAGTGAGAGGCAAGACAGTGAGCACGAGCAAGAATGAGAAGCCGGTCGGCATCGTGAATGCAAAGGTCGTTGAGGCCTACGTGGAGGCGGGCCAGCATGCGGCGGACGAAATCACGAAGCAAGGACGCGCGCTTGTCGGGAAGTATGCGACGGCTATGCGGAAGCGTGGACGTTCGGCGTTGTCGGTGCGGGATTTGGCCGCGTCGATCAAGGCGGGGCACGAGGAGTGGGGGAGGGAGCGCAGGGACGATGCGGGCAATGTCCTGCCGGCCCAGAAGGACCCGCTTGGCTGGTCCCCGTCGTGGGCGCAGCACGTCCCCACGGTGGATGCGCTCATGGGTGCGGAGGGTTCGACGGCTTTGACGTTGCCGGATCTGTTCGCGCTGGCGATCGATCTCGCAGCCTTGGCTGGCAAGGCTGAGGCGATGGTCGCTATCACCGAACTTCGCAAGGGGACCGCTCCTGTCGGCAAGGATGGCAAGGAGTACCCGGCTACGGTGTCCGGCCTGCGGTGTGCGACTCCGCGCAAGGCGCCGCGTA